ATCCTGCTGTGGGAAAGCCTTGCATGGGACCCCCCTGACTCAGCCCGTCGAGGCTGGGGAATTTACATTAGGTAACTGCTATATCATATTGAAATAAAATGACAAGAATAATATAATGTAAAACGTTATTGCCCGTTCGGCCTAAAACGCGATATATAATAAGATTTGGCGAAAAAACGCAGAGGCAAGCCCACAATGAATATCCTTGATCTCATCGGAAACACCCCCCTGGTTAAAATTCAATACCCTAACGGGTCAAACGGCGTGCGCATATTGGGAAAACTAGAGGGCAACAATCCGGGCGGCTCGGTAAAGGACCGCATCGCGTACCACATGATCCAAAAGGCGGAGGAAGAAGGTCGCCTGACGAAAGACAAGGTCATATTGGAACCCACTTCCGGCAATACCGGGATCGGCCTTTCCATGGTTGCGGCCAGTAAAGGATATCGCTGTTTGCTCACGCTTCCGGAATGTGTGAGCGTCGAACGGCGAAACACGCTCCGAGCTTTCGGCGCGGAATTGGAAATCACCGTTGCGTGCGACGGTACAGACGGCGCGATTCGAAAAGCCCATGATATTTACGAGGCAGACCCGGAAAAGTACTTCATGCCCAACCAGTTTGAAAACCCATACAACATCGAAGCCCACTACATGACCACCGGAAAAGAAATCCTGGAGCAAACCGCAGGCGAAATAGCAATGTTTGTGGCTGGAATGGGGACCAGCGGAACCCTGATGGGAGTTTCCAGGCGTCTAAAAGAGCACAACCCGGCCATCCAGATCGTGGGAGTCGAGCCCGTGGAGGGGCATGCGATTCAGGGCCTTAAGAACATGAAAGAGGCCATTGTGCCCAGGATCTACGAGCCCAAACGCATCGACAGGATCATTCAAGTCGACGACGACCACGCTTACGACACCACCCGGTGGCTGGCACTGACTCAGGGGATTTTCGTGGGAATGAGTTCCGGCGCTGCCGTGCACGGAGCCATGCAGGCAGCCAAAGATCTCAAGAACGGCACAGTGGTCTGCATACTGCCCGACCGTGGAGACAGATACCTTAGCACTACTCTGTTCAAATCCATCTGCGCCAAGTGCCCGCCATAAGATAGAAGAGAAGATACGGGGGAAACTTTCTCGCACAAAAAAAGTTTCACCCACAAAACATGCCTTCAGAGGCCTCTATCATGTGCGGGCGGCTCGGGAATCCACGTCTTCCGTAAATAGTCGAACCGCTCCCGCCACTGGCGAGCCTTTTCCGGATTCAGGAGCGCTGCCACATCTTCTTTAGCGCCTTCCAGTTCCCTCTCGACTCTCGGTTGCACGTCTCGACGAATTGCCTGGATGGCCTTCTGTCTGGCCGCGATGATCTCCCTCACTCTTGCAGCTTGTTCGTCGGATAGCCCGAGCTTGCTCTTGATCCGGTTCGTGATCCTCATGGGAGTCTGTTCGGGGTGGCGGATCGCGTGCAGCACCATTTTGTGGATGACTATCACGGTGACCCCTGATCCGATCAGCGCTATAGTCCGCGGCACAGAACCGGACAAACTGCGGCACAGAACCGGACAGAATAGGCGTTTTCAGCCGTGTGAATTCATGCACCATTCGTCCCGTGTCGCGTTGTCCTCAAACGAGTCATATTTAGCCCTCAAATCTCAAAATTGCGCAATTTCGCAAACTGACCCACTATAATCCATATTAGAGTGCTTTGCATCAGGCTTCCAGCCATTCGCGCTCAAGCATAGTTGCGAATCAGCAGCTCATTGACACGCTTGCGTGCTTCAACTTTACGCGCCAGTGAGTACCGCGTCGTGACCTGCTCGATCTCCGCCCATTTGTAGAGTTTCCTGATTTCAGCATGATCATTATAGCTCAGAAGGAACTTCCCTTTCAAGTGTTTCAGCGTCGCTGCAAGACGTTCATGCGCCCTCTCTATAATGTCCTTAATGTAGTCGCTCAGAATCGGTGCTCTATCGCTCAGTCGATAGCCGAAGCTCGGCTTGACCGTTCTGTCTCCGAAAGCCTGTCTGAGCAGCCAGAAGAACCTGGCAGCCCGCTGCACCTCAGTAAGTATGACAGGCTGGAACGCCTGTCCCACAAGCCCTTGCTTGTCTCTCCTGAAATCTTCCTGGCTCGCCAGCCTGAACCGCAGCTTTTCGAGCAGTTCAAGCGGCTTTTCTCGCACACATCGGAAGAAGTTCGTCAGATCGCCATGCCTGTCATTCAGGACCTCTGCCTTGGACACGCTCGCCTCTTTACCGAACAGCACCCATGCAGCGCCGCAGAAGACCTCGATATACGTCGTATGCTCAGGAAACAGCTTCAGGATTTTCGGCCTCAGCAGCCTCTTTCCGCCGACCCATCCGATTGGACTCTGTAACATGATTCGCCTCCTTGCGTCGATGACGCTCGAAGGCGTTCAGGATTGATCTCAAGCCGATTTATAGTCTTGCATCGGCCGCACTTACATTCAGCCGAAATGCTTATCGAAGCTTCAAACAGCTTCTTACCGCAAGTCTTGCATCTAACTTCGCCCATCACAATGTCCTTGTGATACAATGTCCTCATGTCGCGCGCTCTCAGAGCCGCTTTACGGTCAGTGCGCGATATTTGAGGAGTCTGCATCTTGCAGGGCCGAAGTGTTTTTTCGGTCGGTTTTGGCTGCATCAACAGCCTAAACTGCTCCTCAATCAATCACCGGCTACGAAGACAATCCGCAGATTCCGGGCGCATGCCATGCGCCCCTACCAATCGGCTGTTTCATCTGCGTCATCTGCGGTTGGTTCCCTTCTCTCCCATGCTACATCCTCAGTCGCTTCCACCCTGTTTCTCGATCTCCAGCGCCACGGCCTGGCGATACAGCTCCAGCTCTGCGATCAGCCGTGACGAGCCTGACAACCCCAGCATCGAGACTTGCTGCTCCATAGCTGCAATATTCACGAGCATACTGAGTAGATTGGATGGCACTTTTTCATAGTCTATAATCGGCCGCGGCATTGTGTTTCCCCTTTCTATCCCGACGCGACACGCTGCACGTATATGCTGGCGTTGATGTATTGCATATATGCATTGCACGTTGTGACGGCTGGGTTCCCGGTTGCCGTGCAGTGCGGCGTGAATTGGTATGAAAATGTCCCATAGATATTCCCTTGGCTCAATGAGGCAGGCGCAACGGCCAGATCTCGCCATGCACTCAACGTCTGCTGATTCTGGCCGACATAGTAATAGGCGATGCAATATCCAGGCGCGCCGATATCTGAAAGGCATGTCCCGACTATGTTTCCGTTGTAGATCAGCTCGCCGTGCAGCCTGTATACGCTCCCGCCCACCGATGTGAACACCAAGCTCGTGCCTCTCCCATAGATCAATCCAGGAATGACCAGTTCCGTGTAGTCCGCTGTTACCTGAGCGGTCCACGTTCGGGTTGGCTCATTGTATCGGCTACAGACATTATGGTCATAGGCCATGGAATTCAAGGATGTGAAGCATAGCGAGCCTACAAGGACCTTGTCCGGCGAAAGCAGGTTCAGCTTCGAATAGTTAGTGTCTGGCGCCTGTGTTGACAAAAAAAATGTGTCGTATCCAATATAGACATAATAGAACGTCCCCACAGACCCGGAAACCTGCAACGTGATCCCCTCTTGCGGAATCAGCCGCATCGAGAGATCCGGAAATACGATCGTGCATGGATCGGTAAGCGGCACGAGCTTGATGGTGTTGCTGTTCACCCGTTCCAGTCGCACTAGGATGCCCGCGGTTTTTTGCTGCTCATAAAGCATGTTCGCGGAAAGCGATGTCTGAATCTTCGCGCTGCTCCAGGTATCGTTGAATGTCGTCGCGGAATCGTCAATCTTGAGCTGCGAGAGCGGCGCAATTTCTTTGATGAAGTTTCCCGAAAAGTGGCTCTGCGCTGTGGGCCGGATGCGAGCCAGCCATCTCGCATTGTTTCCCGGCCAGTTGCCCGACAGATATCCATTCACGGGCGCCGTGAGGCAGCAAAAGAGCGCGCCTGCGAAATCACCCCAGAATGACCTATTGTTCGCCAGATACAGATAGAGGTCTTGGTCGGGATAATCTTCGATCGCATTTAGCGGCTGTAGAGGCGCATCAGGGCTATTTTCGTCATATTCCTGGACAATATCCGTAGTCGCGCAAACGTGGACCCTGGCGTCGTCCTGATCATACGTCTGCACGGTCAAACCGGCCACATTGACCAGACCGTCCGTGCCCGTCCGCTTGGCAACCTTGAACGAGAAATCATCCACATTGACAAATCGGATGTCAGCCAACCCTGAATAATAACTTGGGCTGATCACGGGTTGCCTGATTGCTGTCACGTCCGCGCTGGGTCGGAACATGCCCGCGCTGTCGGTCATGATTTGCCCGATATGCCGCGTCACATAGCCCGGCCACTGTTCATCGAGCCTGCCATGATCCGGCGCCTTCGGGCTCAGGAACGGCTTTAGGCGCATATCCAGCGAAGCGTCGTAATTGCCTTCCGCGGCGATGTCCTTCGAGGTCCACGGCCGATTCGTCGCGGGATTTACCGCATTGAAATTGAACTCATCCACATCGCCGGAAATGTAGATATAATGCTGCATATTTGGCGAAAGCGCGCCCGTCTCGCGTTGGATCTTGCCCGGCGCCTCGTCGTTCCATGAGACCCACGGATCGTTGGTCGTGATGTCATACTCCACGCCCAGATAGTGCAGGTTACCCGCGACGTAGATCTGCCCATAAGCCCCGTCGAGCAGCGCGAACCGCAAAGTGTCGCCGTCCACGAACTGGACCTGGTAATCGCTGAAATCCCTCAATGTCTCCGGGAAATTCGTGGTCCTGGATATCAAGGAAATGTCCACTTCACGGAGAAAGAACGGACCGCCTTGCTCTGTGGGCGTGTCATCAGTCTCGACCTTGCCCACAAGCCTCGCATTGCGGCCAGGGCCGATTGTTGACAGGTAGCCATCAGTCTCGGGAGTGGTGGAGAGAAAGAGCCTGCCTCTAAAATCCCATGAGCCCCCCTCACCCTGACCCTCTCCCGGAGGGAGAGGGAAATGGACGCTGAAGGCGGCATCCCTGGAATTGGCCACGTAGATCCAATATTCCGTTTCAGGCTGCAAAATCACCGGCAAGATGCCGGCGCTACCAATTTCAAGGGTCGGCTGTTTGTTGGTCACCGCTGCGCTGCGCTCCGCTTTCACGAATTCGCCATTGACCCAGATCAGCCCCGAACCGCCCGGAATGGCTTCGAGGCTGATTTCGGTCGGGCTGATCCAGACCACACGCGCGTCCGGACTGACCATCTGCAAAAAACCAGGCGGCAAATGCCGTTCAGGCTCATCATCCTCCAGCCTGGAATGCTTCTCGCGTAGCCATTGGTAGCCATTCCAGAACAGCAGGACATTTGTTTCCACGACCGCGTGCAGCTCGCCCATCGAGCGGCCTGGATTGGGCAGGTCTGATTTGTTGTCCACGTTCCAATAGCGATGCAGCGGTTTGAATTCCTCCACCGAGGAATCCCAATAATAGAGCCTCCAGTAATATTGATTCGCGGTCGCGTCATAGAACCGGACGTTCCAAATCTCACCAAAGGGCCTCGGGCCAGTGGGCAGTTCCGAATAGGTGAGCGCAGCCCCGGCAATTCCAATCCCGATCCACTGCGTCCCGTCCCACCAGTAATCATGCTCCCATCTGCGGAACCGGCGAACATGCCCGTAGACATTCCCTTCGGGGCTCACGCGATACAATTCATCCCCGTAATTGCCGTCGCAAAAATAGGGCATGGAGGCCGTGGCCGCAGTGTTTGACGGCGGCCAATCCCCCCCCTCACCCTGGCCCTCTCCCGCGAGGGGCGAGGGAATAGCGGGCAGATCGTCAGGCGAATCCAGCGGCGGCTGCTGAGGCTGCACATAGAGCATGAGGTTGAACCGCTGCGCAAGCTGCTCCAGACCGTCGCCGTCAAGCGAAATATCGACCGCAGGCCAGAATTTAGACGACATGCGGAAAATACCTTCCCTCACCCCGCCCTCTCCCAAAGGGCGAGGGTGAAAGATGTAACCCCTCTCCCAAGGGGAGAGGGTGAAAGATGTAATCCCTCTCTCCCCAGGGAGAGAGAACCGAGTTTGCCCTCTCCCTCTGGGAGAGGGTTGGGTGAGGGTCTCCCTGCTCTTCCTCTTTCCCCTCGCCCCCCGGGAGAGGGATGGGGTGAGGGCAGCTACGTCTTGATAATCTTCAGCACAACCGCCGCAGGATGATAGTTATTATGCGCCTCCCCGCCGCCCTGCGCGGAGATTGTATGCGAGTGAGTGCCCGTCACATTCGGAGCGTTGCTGCCCGCAGACGGCGTATAAGCGCCGGTCGCTGAAGGGGTGCTTGTGCCGGTGCTGCCGCCGTGATTGTGGCTCGGCATCTGATCCACCGTCAGAGTGACCGTCTCAGCGCCTCCGGTATTTCCCACTGCATTGCCAAGTTGAGCCGTGCCGGTCCCGCCTGAACCGACCGCGCTCCGGCGGCGAAGGTCCGGCAGATTGAACGTTGTTGAGCCGTCGCCTATACCCCATGTCGTCCCTATGGCTGTGAACAGAGCTGCATAGGTCTCACGGCTCACTGCGGAACCATCGCACGCGAGCCAGCCGTCGGGTGCTGAATCGCCGCCGTAATCCATTATCATGCCCGCGGGCAGGGTTGACCCTCCCGGCACATCCACCGCCTTCAACACCGTTCCATCGATCTTGCAGTATTTCCCATCCTCAAGATTGCCGATGGTTCTCGCTCCATCGGTCCCAGTCAACGCCACGACGGTAGGAGAGGCCGCATTGCCGCCTAATTGCCCCGCGAGTTGAACCCTGCCTTTGACCTCGGCGGTAGCGTCCGGCACAGGAGCTACCCCCACCACTGTGGTCCCGGAGCGTCCCAACAATTCACCGTCGTCTATGGCGCCCATTGATAGCGATTGCCCACCAGATTCCTTCACCCCGACCACAAGAGGCTCGTCCGCTGTGCCGCTAAAATTGCCCGCCAACTTGAGCTTACCTTTGACGTCGGCGGTGGCATCCGGCGTCGCGGTCGCGGGATACGGCCATTCCGTCCAGTTGCCCAGGATACTGGGATCGTCGCCAGTCAGGACATAGGCCTTGGTGACATCGGACCTCAACGCCATGTCCCGCTTCTGAGCCGTCAGGGCCAGCATTTCAACCTCAGAAGCCACGCTGAAGGTATCCCCGAGCGCTGCGGGCGGGAGTTTATTCATAGGGACCTGAACGTTCTGGTCCAATAGCAACGGCCCGCCGGCTTGGTCCGCGGAACCAACAAAATCCTCGAGCGCATCGGCTCGACCGCCCAGCGCGTCGGTCTCCTCAGCGATCGCGGCAAGATTATCATTGACCTTGTCCCACGCGGCAGGATTCAGGTCCGGGTTCTGAGGGTCAAGACTGATTGGATCGGGAGTATATGGCATGATTCTGTATCCCTGTGGGACAGGCTTTCCAGCCTGTCATTTCGCTTTGCCTTTTCTTTTCAGCGGCTCGGCAGGTTGCGCTGCCTCTATTGCCGCCAGACGCTCATGGAGCGCGGCCAGCATCGTCTTCAGTTCCTGATTCTCGGCTGCAATGGCCTCAACCTTGCGGCTCTGCGGGCTCGGCGCGGGGACTCGCCAGCCCCTTTTTTTGCCGGCCTTCATGCCTTGCGGCGGATTGTCATATGGATTCATTTTTGCCCTCACCCTAACCCTCTCCCGGAGGGAGAGGGGCGGATGTAGGGGAAGTTCGCGAACCGCCCCTACCTTGTGGTGGAGGGGTGCCGGATCATCTTCGTGACCTCACGAAGATGATCCGGCATGCTTTCCCAGCGCCCCTCGGGTTTGCTGCGCTGAATCACCGGCAAGATGCCGGCGCTACAAATACTCAAGAGTTTTTGGGAGGGGGTCCGGGGGAAGACCTTTTTGCAAAAAGGGCTCCCCCGCTTTTCTTCCCATGGCTCGCCTCGCCATTACACTCGGCTGCACACGAAGCCCACGTCGCGGACCTTCGGAGTGCGGGCCTGGTTGGTCGTCTCCAGATAGGTGAAGGGGCGCATCTGGCTAAATTCAGCCACATTCATGGTCCCTCCATCTGTGTATTCTCCATTGCCCACGCTGTCCGCCCCGGTGTCTGGATCGACCAGCGTGACCGTATCCGCTGTAACATCCACGAGCCTCCACGTTCCGTTTGCATTGGTATTGCCGCCCACGTCCGCGATCACGGCCACTTCGTTCTCCTGATGGCCGTGGTTTTCGCTGGTCAGCACAATTGGCGTCGTGTTGGATGCGCCCGTGATTGTCGCCTCCTCCGGGGTCTGAAACTCGTGGATATAGAAATTCTCTTCAGCTCCGATGGGTATATATCCCGGCGTGGGGAGCATATCCACCAGGTGCTCGCCATCGTCTACCGAATATTTCGGAGTAATGGACCGCACGCCATTGCCGTTTGTCCCGTCCGTATCGAGCTTTACGTAGCACGCGACTTTGTTCGGATATGCGAGCGGATCTGTGAATAGCTGATCGTTCCATACCGCGTATCCAGACGTTTCGTGGAGCAGGAACAGGATGCCCGCGATCTGTTCGAGGATCTGGTACGAACCGCCCAGACTCGTCACGTCGATGCGCAATTGGACCTCAGTTACGATCTGCTCCAGGACCACGTCTATACCCGGCCGGAAGGGAATCCAGTCGCTGGACCCTGCAAGTGCATAGCTCCAAATCACGGTTGTTCCAGGGCCGATAAATTCGGTGACAGCTATGGCTATGCGGCTCGCGCTCACTCCCGAGATCGCATGGAACACGATCTGGCAGTTGTTTTCAAAATTCGACTTGTAGAGCTTGTATTTCAGGTCCCGCCGCGTCCATGGGTCCCACGTTCGGCCGTTCGGGCTGTGGAAGGCCACACCGTCAGCCATCGGCGGGCCGATAATCTCGCCGGTAGCCGCGTCGATTGCGCCCAGTTCCGCGGCCCAGACCTCGAAATCGGTGCTATTGCCGCCGGGCATGGGCACAAAGCAGAATTCATTTCCCGGCTGATACCCGAGCACATGCTCGAATGTGAAAACCGTCTCAACACTGCCATCAGCCGAAACCGAAATGTCAGCAGGCTCCAGCGTGCATGAGGCCAGGACTTGCTGGCTGGGATAGCCGTTCACTACAGTCCTGATCTGGATCGTGAAGGGCTGAGTGGCCGATTTGGCAGCGAAAAACAGACCCACGGCTGAGAGGTAAGTCGCTCCCTCTGCTGGGATCAAAAAAGTCTCAGCGATCGGATCGAGCTGAGCATGTTCGCCGGTATCCACCGCCTGCGTCTGAGTCACCGTTTCAGTGCGTGTGGTGAATGTCGGAATGCCGATGCTGGTGCTCTGCGTTGTCCGAACCATTCCCGCGCCGAGGAAGGAGGCCAGCGCTCTGGAATGCGTCGGCTGGCTGTAGTGGAAAACGTTCACCGGGGCCTCGCCATTCGTCACCCCTTCGGGCATCACGAACTTGCCTGTCAGCCGCCCGGAATTGTCCGTGGCGACCGTGGTCTTCCCCTCATAGGTATGCGTCCCGGCCGCGCCTTTAGGGTTCTCCGCTCCTGAGTCGTAGACGAAATCCGCGACCTTTCCTGCGATTGCAATCACATGGTCCGAATTCGGGACCAGGCCGTCAACTCGCACATGGACCTCAAAATCGCTGCCGTCCGGGTTTTTCGTGCGGAGCATCGGCGCGAGGGACAGATCGACCACCCTATCGCCTACGTCAACCGTGGTGGACCCCGGGATTAGCGTCGTTTGCACGCCCGAGCGTTGCTGCAGGGCCATGATGTCGCCGACCATCATGCCGATGTTCTGGCCTGGATAAGCTTCCCTCCAATTATCAACCCGTGTTTGCCCCGTATTGAACCAATCCCCCCAAAGGACGGAGGATATCTGCGCGCCGAGGTTATCTATTGCGCTGCTCAAATTGTCGTCAAAATCGCTATTCAGGTCCGGGGCCTGGTTTTCGTCCATAAAAACTTGCACGGACGGGCTGAGCGTCATGGTGCCGTAGTAGTCCTCGATCACATAGTCCGGAGCGCAGTTGATCCTTATCGAGGCTGCGAGCTGCTGATCGAACACCTCGGGCTGGTAATCGAGCAAAATGCTGTTCCCCACCCTCCGCACATTGGTCGAACTAGCCAAGTCCACGCTTAGGAGCGCGCCCTCCCGCGTGGCAGGCAGCATCAGCGTCCGCGTCTGGCGGTCCAGGGCCGCGGTATGCCTGATCCCATTCTTATTGAATGCCATGTCCATACGCCCGAACCCGGTGAGCGCATCAGTGAACAGGCCCTTGAAATCAACAGCCACGGGCAGGGCCGCAACCTCCTTTTCCAGGTTGTTCACGACGCTCCAATACTCGACGCGTTCCATCCTGGCCTTGAGTTCCTGGAGGTCTTCCTGCGTGAGCCGCCGGCGCTTGAGCTGGACAACACTGACGTCCGACACGTTGTACGTATACGGAGGGACCTGGACGATAGCGATCGAGAGCAAGCCCGTCTGATCGGGCGGGATCGGCGGATTTTTGGCCGCCGCGCCTGTTATCAGGCTGAAATTGCCCTGGTCTGACAGGACCAATTTGTCTATGCGGCCGAGGTAATATTCATAATCGAAATTTGGGTCCTCCTCAGGCGTCGGCCACACACCTGCCACGGTGCGGAAATCCAGACAGTCCCGCAGATTGAGCGTGGAGAATGACTCGATTTCGGCATAGAGATCATAGGAATCCGCAACCACCAAGTCGCCCTCAACCTCGTGATACCAACATTCCAGGCTCACATAGTATGTCGCGGCAGTGATGGGCTGGCCGGTTGCTCCGCCGCCCTGTTCGCCCGCGGCCGACCAATCTATCTTGGATGTCCCGTGAGCCAGGCCCGTGGAATTCTTCACCAGGCTATACAGATTATATTCGCTCTGGCTCTGCCCCGGAGAATCATTCACACGCAGGATACGCACCGCGTCAATAACCGCTCCGCTCAACCCTCCAACCGCCTCGCCGTTGATCACGCGGGTTATGGCAGTTGCGCCCGTAAAAACCAGATCGTCCTGGCCGTCCTCCGCGCCCTTCACTACCTGCGCATCAACGACCCGGATCAGGGACCGCGAACCTTTCACCGCGAGCCGGTTGTACGCGTAGGCCACATAATACGTCGCGCCGCTGTTAGGTTCCGCGCCTCCCATGCCCGCGAAGGAGATAGTGTTGCCATCCCGCACAAAATCCACGCCATTCTGGTAATCCCATTTATGATCGTGCGCATCCGCGGCCGTATTCGATGCGCCGATAATCGTGAGCACATTCGTGTGGCCCAGTTCGTCAATATGCGTCGCTCCGTTGTGTGTCACAGCTTCAACAATATCGACCCGATAGCTGATGTCCGTGACGTTCTTCACAAACATGTCGTTGATACGATAGAGCCGCGTGCCCACCGGCTCGTAGGTCCCTGTTGAAATGCCCAGCTCGGTGTAACAGTCGCTCGCAACCGCCTGCACGGCGAGGCTCTTCCCGTCCGCGGCCTTTATCTGGAGATGCCCGCCAGCCGCGGTGCAGATTACAAGCGTCCCACTCGTCGGGTATGCATTTATCGAGCTGGCGATCTGCGAACCGACCTGAGCAGCCGTCTGTCCGTTCCCTGTTAACGCCACGGTGTGACTATTACCCGACCCGATCGTGAGCTTGATATTCAGCCCGTCAACGTCGAAATTCTCCTCTTCGCTTGTGATGACGCTCCCGCCCGGGATCGAAAATGGATCGCTCGCGCTTTCATTCACGAACAGCGTTTCCCTCGCCCTGGCCAAATCCATAGGCTGCGCAGCCTTGGTCCGCACCTCAAAACCGTTCGGATAAGCCTCCCCGCACTTCGCCAGGAGCCGCAGCTTCGCAGCATCCGTCGGATGCGCCGCGACTTCGAGGGGGAACGGGTCCACCACGAACGAGCCGCTCACGGCAAATGTCCGCCGTGCAAGCGTCCTGTCGAGCATCGTCCGTTCAGGCGCCAGGACCTCAAGTTTCGGCTGCCCGTCGATGAACTCCCTGATTTTGATCTGATTCGGATCGTCCACCGTCCAATTCACGGAAAACACCAGTTTGTCCGTGCCCGGCTGGCAATACTCCCGGTCCACCCCCTCGTCCAGGTTCCTCATATACGTGTCGTCAGTATGGGTCAGGGCCTCGGGCGTGACCACAATGCCGACAACCTCCGTGCCCGAACCCGTGAGCGTGACCTGGCCGCTCGGAATGGGCAGATAAATGCCCTCAAGATAAATCTTGCCCTCGGTGAATTCCCAGACATTCTCACTGACCAGCCGCTCCTTGAGCCCGTAAATCTGGTCCCCGTCCTTATGGAGCGTGTCTCCCAGGCCCCGGATCATGCGATGAAAAACGCTCTGCAAATCCATCAATTCGTGGCGCTGGAAGTCCCGTCCCAGGTTCCCCAATAGCATCCACCAGTTCGGGCGCCCTGAGGTATCGCTCCCGGGCGGCTGGATGTTCTGCACGGCCTGGCCCGTGTCGTCTATCACCGCGAGGGATGCAGCGACTTCACCCAACAGTTTTTGAACCCCCGCATCCTTCTTGAAGAACCGGACATACCCCGCGGCGGCAGGCACATTCGTGGCCCTCAGCCGCACGAAATTCACGCCGCTCAGAGTATTCGGCGCATTGGATAGACTCACCGCCTCGCCCGGAGTTGTCTCTCCCACCAGGCTGCGGAATGTCGCGCAATACTCACACGTCTGCGCGCCCGGGACACCGAGCACTTCCGGCGCGGCAAGGATCGGCTCATCCAGGTTGTCGAAAGCGCGAACCTGGTAATCGTGGAATTTCTTCAGGACTATACTGTCGCCCATGGGGCTCCTCCTAGAATGCTATCCGCAGATTACTGTACGGTGCGACCGGCGGGACGCCGGCACGCTACAATTTGTTTCGTAGCGCCGGCATCTTGCCGGTGATTCGGCCCCGAAAGAGTCTCTGCCTAATCTGCGCAATCTGTGGATGGCATTCTCTCATTATTCAAATTTCCAAATAAACTCGATATCCCGCTCCTCGCCAGGTCCGAACGATCGCATCACCGTGTTTGAAATCCTGCCGAGCAGGCCCCTATCGCTCACGTTGGCAGGCGCCAGCCATTGATCGTTTTCGTGTCCGGGAGCGGGGACGAGATTCACAAAAAAACCCTTCTGGCGGAAATTGCCAGTGGGCATCCCTTCCAAATGTTGGAGCAGGAAATAGATGTAGATGAACCGGGCGGACTCCGCGATTGCATCCTCATCCGCTACAAACGCGTATTTCTGGCCCTCAACTATTACGTCCTCGTTTTCGGTCACCGTCTTGGCCAGCGATACAATCTGCGGCTTGACGAACACGATAGCCTCTTCGATGTCCGTCGCGCCTAGTGGATCGGTCGGCGGGCTCTCCTCATTATCCCATGGGGTGGTCCGACCGATTGCCCCCCAGATGCTGAAGGCCGCCTTGACGGTCTGCGCTACGCCAGCCCGCATACAATATGGTGTTGCACTCATTCAAAGCTCCTATGTGCGCAGCACATCCTCTTCCGGTTGGATGGCTGCTATTTCTTCGGGCAATGGATTTTCCGGCGTCCCCATGACCGTGGTGAGCCCCGGAGTCATTATGGACAACGGCGAATCCGTCGTCAGATAGGCGTTGCTTGATGCTGTGTCTCCCTCACGGACGTGTTCCGCTTCCGGTTGGGCCGATTCGCCGCCCAACCAGAGATCAATTCCCAGGCGACCATAACCGAGCGTGCCCTCGCGGGTATTGGTATTGATTTCAACGCCCGCGTCCCGTTCGGTAATGACCGATTCGGTGATTGCAACATCAGACTCAGTGATCCTCAGATACCAGCGTTCACCGCCCGCGAGCGTTTCCGCGAGGTCCGCCCTCAGTCCGGCCAGGTCCACCGCATCGGTCACGCACAGAATGAACGCGCCATCATGGTAATAATCCGGCGCAACAAACCGGCACGCGCCTGAACCCAGGTTGGCCTGTTTGCCCAACACGAACAGCTTTGAAGCTTGGTCGATTACCGACCAGTCCCCGCCGCCATTGTCCGCAACAGCGTCCCCGACTCTCGCCAAAGTGCCCTTGTACGAGTGCCGGGGGATGGCGTGTTTCTGCCGCCGCCGGTTCCACGAGTGGACCATATCGCCTCGCCATTGACGCCCAACCAGCGGCGCCTGGTGCTTCAGGAACCGGTCCGGGACATGATCCACGCTCCGCAGGTCCTTGATCGCCGCGGCATTCTCCTGCGCCAGGTCAAACGACGTATCGAGCACCCCGAGGGACCGTTCGAGCACACCCTTCCCGTCCTCACGGGTATCGTCGCGATCCAGGCGCTTCCAAATTTCCGGAAGCCTTTTGAACATGCGCACGCGTTCAGCCATCGAATACAATCCTTATCCGCAGATTCACGCAGATTTCACAGATTGCTGTACGGCGCGACCGGCGGTCGCCTCGGGGCGCACGCCATGCGCCCCTACAAATGCCTTTCGTTGCCTTTCTGCGAGCGGTCCTCAGACCATTTTCGTGGAGTCACGAAAATGATCTGAGGATGCTTTCCCAGGGCCGTCAGGCCCCGCAATAGAGTTTTAGGGAGGGGGTTTGGGGGAAGACCCTTTTGCAAAAGGGGCGCCCCCGATTCTCTTCCCTATGTTATCGTCACGGTAATCGCGCCCGCGGCCGGTATTTGGCCATTAGCGATGGTCACACCGGTCATTGGCGCATCGAATTCGACCCACGAAACGCCGGCCACGGCCGACGCCGCGGCATGCAGCTCGGTGAATGTTATTGACCCGCCGATTGTCCGGTCCTCTGGCGCAAATATGCTATTCAGCGCCGCGATCACAGCCGTCCGCACAGAGTCACTCGAATATCCCTGAAGGACCCCGATGCGCACGCTCACATTCACCGGGATCTCAACCGCGTCTTTCAAGATGTAACGCTCTTTCCACGGACCCAGATGCCCCCTCTCGCCGCAATATGCCCAGATCTGTTCCTTGAGCAGCGATGACATGGGGCCGCCGCCTTCCGGGACCACATAAAGCACTACGTACATGTGCGGCCACTCCAATGAGTCGTTCCGGTCGAGCGATTGGACGTGCAGCACGCCGGGGAGATGTTCGAGCAGGGCCTCATAGTCCGACGGCCATCCATCGACCCGCTTCACCGTAACCATGCGACGCTGAGCATTGGTCACAGCCGGGATTGACCGGCGGATGGATTCCGTTGACTCGGCCGGAGCTCCTCCCGTTGCGGACTCGATATTGGCAGCCGTCACTGAATCGGACAGTCCGTCCGGGACCAGATAGATGACGCCCGAACCGCAGTTGCCCAGGGCCTCCGCACAAACCACAAATCTGATATGGAGATCCTCGGAGGATGGGGGCAGGCTGCCTGCTGTTCCATCCCCCAGCACCAACCAGACAGAATCGTCTTCGCCATTCAATTCGAGCAGGAAATGCCTATCCGTGGGCCTGGACCGCCAGAACGAATCGACCTCACTCCAATAGATTTCCGCTCCGGCGCCTCCCTGCCACAATTCTACTGTCCCGGCTGCCAGGCCTCTCGGCAGCGCAAACCTCAGATGGCCGGTCCAATCATGATCGTCAATCCAGTCCGAGGGCTCGATTTCAGCCTCGACAACCACCCCCTGGATCGCGTTGACTTCAATGGAATTCTCAGCCTCTGCGATCGCTGCGGCCGCTGCGGTGAGATATTCAACCCCATCCGCTCTCCCCATCGCCGAATATTTCGGGATGCTGATTGCTCCTACAACACCCGCTTTCCGGTCGATCCTCAACCTGGTCGATGCCGCGGATGCCAATGTGGGCAGATAATCCACGGTCCGGCCGATATCAATGCCGTCCTGCTTGAACCTGAAATACGGCACCAGGCACGATTCCGCTGCACGGTCTACGTTCGCATTCAATAGATCCGTCTGCCGCGCCTGGAGCCTCTTCAGGGCCTTGCCCGCATCCGAATGGTTCAGGTCGGTCAGCTCGGGAACGTCCTGTAGCCCGAGCGCATCGAGCCGCTCCAGCTCCGCCGAATAGTCGCGTCCGGTAAAATTCAATGCCGGTTCAGTCATGAGATTTACAAGTCCTTAACGCAGATTCCAAACCCAGAGGGCGCTGGGAAAGCATGCGGGGACCCGCTTTTTGCAAAAAGCCGGTTCCCGCACCCTCCGGCAAAAACTCCCATATAATGTTCGGTCTTCATGGTCTTCGTTGCCTTTACGCGAGGTAGGGGCGAGGCATGCCTTGCCCAGGGCGACCGCTGGTCGCCCCTACCTTCATTGCGTTTCTTGTCCGTAGCACGATCCGCATACGATTTTCCCGATTTTCCAGAATAGTGCCACGATTCATCCTGGAGGCTACCCGGATCCGGCTGGCGCTGGATACTCGAGGAGGTGATTCGTAGCACGATTGCATTTTCTTCGTTGCCTTTGTTGCCGGGGTGCGGAAGTCATTTTCGGTTTGAAAATGACTTCCGCATGCTTGGTCAGCTCCCCCAGGGCCGAATCACCGGCGAGACGCCGGCGCTACAAAGCCATAGGAGTTCTTGAAAGGGGCGCCGGGGGAAAGCTTCTTGCAAGAAGTTTCCCCCGGCATTCCACAATCTGCGTAATCGGCGCAATCTGCGGTTATTCTTCCCGTCATGCGGCCAGCTCCATCAGGACACGGGTCCGGGAGGGCATCCTGAGCAACGTGCCGGGGCGCGGGTCCAAGGCCGCATCGTCCGCGCTCGACGGTTCCCCGCGTTCCGCAGCGTCCTGGCTATAACAATCCGAGATCACCCACCAGAACTTGATATCGCCATACATCCGCCATGAGATGAGGAGCCAGGTATCGAAATGCCTGACCTCCTCGAACATATCATCCGGCCGTGGCGGAATGCGTTTGGTCCGCCTGGGCCTGATATATCGTTCATTTCCAACCTGATAGGCCGGGCGCCCATGATACCGTGAGCACCAGTCATGCCCTTCCGCGTCTATTTCTCCGAGCGGATATTCAGCCGCTCTCGCCTGCCTGGGCGTCACGAACGGACTGACCAGGTTGCCCGGGACCTGGGTTCGGATAATCTCCGGATTCAGCACGCATGGCAGAATGCCCTGATCTATGCCCTCGCCGGTAGGATGCCAATCCACGCCCTCGGGAACCGGAATCCGAGCCCGCCTTTCCCACCGCTGCGTCGCCACCTCTAACCACGTCTCGAATTCCTCTTCGGTCATCCGGTTATTCGGATCGTTGATAACGGTCTCGGTCCGCGATCCGTATTCCGGCAGAGTGTCATGCTCCCCGGGCCGGGTGATAATGATATTGAAAATGGCCTCGCTGATATGGTTGTCCCGAGCCGGGAGCTTCTCCCGACTGGTGAACGATTCCGTCACATACTCAACGGCAATCTCCGCGTTGTCGGCACGGCCTTCCGTAACGACTACCCCGCCCGTCGCAGGATTCACCCGAAAGGGAAATCCAATGCCCTTGCCATAGAATGGAGCGGTTCTGATCATGAAACAGCCTCTAACCGCAGATTTCCCTGGGGCGCACGCCATGCGCCCCTACAAATGCCTACGGATCAGGATTGTATTCGTAGCGCCGGCGTCCCGCCGGTAGTAGGGGCGCATGGCGTGCGCCCCAGGGCGACCGGCAAGATGCCGGCACGCTACATCAAACCAACACTGCCCCGCCGTTGTCGCCGCCTCCGGTATCCCCACTGCCTCCTGAATCTCCACTGCCCGATCCCCCACCGGCAGGATCGGGCGATTCCGGGGCCGTAGCCCCGGTATCTTGCCCGTCATCACCGTTGAATTCCGAGAAGGCATTTTTCACGCCTCTTGCCAGTCCCTCGATGCAGGTCTCCACATCGGCTCGTTTGCTCGCCTTGAGGAGCATGTGCGTGCTGGTCACCCAGCCTTTTTCTCCGGCAAGGACCAACTGCACCGGACCGGAGGAGATGAACGTGTTTTTCTTCTCCGCATCGAACAGTATTGACGGGCCGATCTTCCCATTCTCCGTGGCCGCGAATATGGCCAGGATGCCTTTGCCATCGCCTGCGTAATGCCAGATGCCCCCGCCGTTCGCATCCATCAGGCCCATGTAGTAATGGCCGTCCTTGGTGGCGTCCTTGACGCTTTCGGATGTGCCCGTCGCGACCATTTTGGTCCCTCGGCGCTTCCCTTTCCGCGGCTTCGATTCCTCTCCCTCGCTCTCCTGCTCATCCTCATCCTTGCCCGGCCCGGACATGAACAGGCCCGCTCCCAGGCTATCAATGAGCGCGAGCTTTTCCCTCTGCCCCCGATCGTCGAACAAAAGGGTATGGCCCGCCTCAGACTTCAGGATGCGCAGCCGGGTAGCGTCCCGCGGATTGTTCTTGCCCGCGGTTTTCACTTCCAGCGGCGTGAGCTGCTTGTTCCGGTCTTTCCCCGTCTTCTGCCCCTGTTGATATGGCGGCCCGGGTATGGCGAAGAGGGCCTGCGGATGGCCGGACAGGAATCCCAGATAAACAGTCTGTTGCGGCTGCAGCGGCAGCCACGCGCCCTGATCGCCCTTGGATTCGTCGCCGCCGCCGATGGGCGCGCCAATGACCTGGACCCATCCTGTCCAGTTCTTTTTGCCCTTGCCGAGCAAGTCCGGGCATTCGCACCTGACGCGGCCAACGCCCCACGGGTCCTTGACATCCTTGACCGTAGCGTCGTGGAAGGACAGGAACTGATTCATAAGAAACGGCGTCGGGACATATGGCGGTTCCCAATCGCGAGCGAAGAACATGTTACGTGCCTCCCGCCGCGTTGGCCGCGCCCGAAGCGCTGCCCGCGGCAGCCCCGGCCGCTTTGGCTTCGTAGGGTTTTGCGCCGTCCAGAAGGTCGATGCCCTCCATCTTGCCCTTGCCTGGCTCGCCCGCTCCCCGCTGAGATTGCGGCTTTGTCCTCGGTTTGAAACTGATTACCCGCTCGCCGATTCCGTAGGTGAAAGTAGCCTGGGATTCACCGTCGAGATCGCGCTGGCCCATGAAGATTGTCGGCTGCTTCTCGAATGCCTTCGCAAAGAAGACGTTCGGCGATTCAGCGCCCGCGCCGCCTTTGCCCTGGCCGCCGCGGATCAGGCTGCATTTGGTCCGCGAGCCCTTCTTGCCGCCTCCGGTGCGTTCAATCTCCTCCGCATACCATTCCCCCGAATATTTTGAGCCCACATTCAGGACCGTGATGCATTTGCCCGCCCGCAACCGCGGGAACCCCCGCAATACCAGCTCGGCCGTTACCGGAGAACCGGCCGCGCCTGCTGCATTGTTCGACGCCAAGTTCTCGTCGAATTCCAAACCCTCTTTCGGCGGCAGAAAGGTCCGGCCGACCGCGGCCCCGCTGGCGCCCAGCGCAGTCTCACCCGCAAATTGCGCAGGCTTGCCGCCCTTGTCCTTCGGGAACACGCTCCGAAGGCCGCCTGATGACGCGCCGCCTCCCTTGGACTTCACCTTGAGTTGCTTTTTCAGCCGGTAGAGCACCTGATGCCATTTCTCATTGTATACGCCGAACGGCTGGTCCGTGAATTTCGGGCCGCCGCCGCTGCCATCCAGTTTGATCCCGAGCTGCTTGCAGATGCTGTCAGCGATCTGCCGCGCATTCATGTCCTTGTCGAAATTGCCCTTGTTTTTGCCGCCGGCCAGTTTTTGAGATTCATCGTATCCGCAAAGCTTGATCTTCAGCGGCCCCTTTTCGAGGTTCTCCTCCTCATCTTCTACGATGGGGAATTGGAGCGGCTCATCCAGGCTGCCATCCTCGCCGAAACGTATCGAGAGCATCTCCCCGGTCTGCCCGATGCCGTCATTCTTGCGCTCTTCATTGCTCAGGGTGACCTCAACCTTGGACATCTTCTGTTCGGATTCCACAGCAGTCCATTCCAGCGTGTCCTTCGTGACATCCCTGCCGGCCACGGTAATGACGAAGTCCGTTTCGATGACAGCATCGCGGCTCATTGCACAACCCAAAAGAGCAGCCCGATCTTCGCGAAATACGGCTGCAACGTGATTGGATGGAAAAACTTGTGGTAATGCGGGTTCGCTTCGAGCAACACGCAAGTCCAGCGCCGGTCGCCGAGGATGAGCTTCAACCGGGGCGGCCGATCCTTGCCCCGGCCTTTCACGGTTGGGTCGGTAAGCCGCTGGAGCGATTTGACCATGCTATCCACGTCCTGATCGCTATTGTCCCGTGAGAGCGCTATATCGAATTGGATATGCGGCACGCCTCCGGCCGAGTACTCCACGCCGGGAATTTTGGCGCCCGCGGTCGGGATGGCTTCCCAGTCCGCTTTGGCATCCGGCCCGTCGATCTGTTCGGGGTTCCACTGGAATGCGACCGTTTGACCGGAGCCTTCCAGCGGAATGACCATGCCGTGAGTGAATGGATAGGTCATTGCCAGGATTCCCCAAATCCGCCGCGGCCCGCTGCATACTCCGCCTGAATTTGCTCGTGAACAGTGTCAACGATGAATTCCTTGAATGCGGGGTTCCAATTGATGTTGATCTGCGGCTTCGTCTCCACAAAGACCGGCTGCGGCCCTGCTGGGACGCCCGCCCCGCCGCGATATATGACAGAGCCTATAGAGTCATTCAGCCAATTCCAGACGGCGGACGCTTCGGGCGCCGCCTGGGTGATGAGATTCCCTTCAGGCGCGCCCTTTCCGGGCGCAATATTGGGATTGGCCGCGTTGAGCCTATCAATGCGATCCGCCTGGCCCTCCTGCCAGCCCCTCAGCCATGTATAGCCCTCATGGATCTTCTTTATGGCTGCGGCCAGGTCTTTGAGGCCGGGCATGATATCGGCCACTACAGCCTTGATATCGCTAAGGCCCGTTGTCAGGCTGGCTAATGACGTTCCTGCCAACTGCCCCAGGTCCGTGGCTATGCTGCGCAACGCACTGGGGTCCGCGGAATTGAATGCGGCCATCAGCCGGTCAACAACAGCGCTCAAACCGGGCGCGCCCGCGAATGCCGCCGAAAAGCCCTCCCACATCCCCTGCGCGGCCATCCGAGCATTGGCTTCCATGATGTCGGTCTTCTGATTCCATTTGCTTTCGATCTGGTCCAGCGTTTCGCCATAGGGCTTCATGAACTCCATGGCCATCGCCTGAAACGGCTTTTTGATGGTCCTACTGAGGTCTTCGGCCTTCTGCTTGAAGATCGTGTAACGGGCATCGAAGGATTGCTGGCTTTCCAGGAGCTTGTCCCATTCAGCCGCAGGATTCAGGCCTTTCAACATCTTTTCGAGCTCCGGCCTGGCCCCCGACTGAAACGCTTTGGTCAATATGGGGATGCCCTGCATCCCTCCTTCGCCGAATGCCTCATTGATTATCTTGCTCACATCTGTGCCGCGGCGCTTTGCCAGGGCCTGCAATTCATCGAACCAGCCGCCCAGCATCTTCATGTATTCCGCGGGCGACTTGTCCATTAGCTGAACGCCGAACCGCTGTGCTCTGGCTTGGGTGACCGCCTGCGATGATTTGAGCATCTCCCGCAATTCTTTGGGCAAATCATGCTCGTCTCTTGCACCCAACTGCGCCAGGAATCGTTCCTGGCCTAATGCCGCACCGACCTTGCCAAAACCTTCGCCGGTCTTGCTCATGACGGCCCGAAGCAACTCTCCGGTGCGCTCTCCCAATGCGCCGGCCAAGGTGGCCATATCCGCGATCATCGATTCCTGGGGTTTGCCGAGTTGAGAATAGATGCCGACGAGGTGGCCCAGGGCGACCTTCAAATCTGCGCCCTGCGCACCGCTCTGCGAAATCGCCATTGGAATTTGAGCTGCAAAGCGCTGGACCATCGGGAGTAGTTCTTCATTGCTCTTACCCACGCCATAGGACCACAGGAATTTACGTATCAGGTTGGTAGCCTCGGCGATTGCCGTGCCCGGTCCCAAACCCTTTTGCAACTGGATTGCAGCTTCCAGGCCCGATTTATTCGCCTCGACCGCATCCATGCCAGTCCCGAATTTGGATGCGATATCGAATATGCCCTTGGAAACATCTGCATGCTCGATGCCGGGCAAGACCTTCCTCAGGCCCTTGGCATGCTGCTCATAAGATTTGATGGCGGCCTCGGGATGCTGCATATAGCGCAGATAATCCGTCCATTGCTGGGCTTCAGGATTGCCCTTTACCCATTCGGCCATGCCGCCGAAGGCCTTGCCCGCAACGAACGCGGTGATGGCCAACTTCGCCAGGCGCAGCCCGGTAGTCATGCGCTGGGACATGTTATGAACGGAATTGCCCATCATATCGAAATGGCGCATCATCCGCGGAGTATTGGAATCCACAACCGACGACAACCCGGTGTAGGCGCGGTGCAGCCCCCGCATGTGCTGGATGCCCTCAGCCCCACCTTGAAAGCCAAATCTGACTCCGATTTCCGTTAAACCCATGTTTGCACCACCAAATCCTTCGATCCGCAGATTTCACAGATTTTCGCGGAAAAGAATCTGCGTAATCGGCGTAATCTGCGGATGGATCTCTTATTTGCTTCCGAACATTTTTTCGAGGAGCTCGCCGAGCCGTTTATGAACGTCCCGGCGTTCCCTCACCGGCCAGCGTTTCACCTCGCTGCGTTGCTGGTGATGCCATTGGCATATGTCGAATACGGCCCGGCTGGGGCTATATATCTGATACAGTAGCCGCCAGTTTAATCGGCCGAAGGCCGCTGCGAAATTGCCGAACTTCACACCATGAGGCCCGGCAGCAAGAAAGAAGGGTCCGCAAAAAGGTCCACCACCTGTGCTTTCCCCTGTTTGTTCCGGAACCGAACCCGCGTATCATAGCCGCACTGGTTCTTGCGCATGTCGGCCCGGAGCGCCTTGTGATCGAATCCGGGCCATTGCTTGACCGCCTCCAATTTGATATCTGTCGAGCCATTCACGCTCCGGATCGCGCGGAACGACATCCGCGTCGGCTGGAAGCCGGGCAGCTCCAATTCTTCCAGGTCCTGCGCCGCGGTCTTGTACCCGTAAACAATCTGATGACCTGTCCGGGGCAACGTGAATTTGAACGTCGGGTCCGGCCCCGCGGTCATCGCGAGGAAATCGAGCTCCTTCAAATCCACTGCATATCCGGACTCCTGGGGATCGTCATCATTCACCAATATGAGGGTGTCCCCGTAGGTCACACGATAGATTTCAATCCCGAGGCATTTGTAATCCGGGGTCCGCAACGCCAGGACGTCATCCCGCGTAACAGGGGCCTTGTCGCCGAGCTTGGCCGTGCAGTAGGCCCAGTAATCGGGCAACGCCGCGGCCAAACCCTTATTGGATTCAGTTATCAATTCCTCGGCAAAGCTGTCCGCCTCGCGTATTACCGCCTCCAGGCCGGACACCGGCAGCGTGACGGTTTTGGTCAAATACTGATATTCCATATTCCCTCACCCCAACCCTCTCCCAGCGGGAGAGGGGAAGCTACCGGCGGGCCTGCCCCGGACCACGATCCGGGGACGCCGGCGCTGCGAAGGCATCCGCAGATTGCGCAGATTGCTGTACGGCGCGACCGGCGGTCGCCCTGGGGCGCACGCCATGCGCCCCTACCGTAGCGCCGGCATCTTGCCGGTGATTCTGTTCAATCTGCGGCTGCCCTATTCTTCCCGGATCGCTTCCAGGGCCTGCGGCCCGAGATCGTTGAATATGAACTTCGCGGCCTCAGCCTGCGTGGTCCGGGCCAGCATTTCCTTCACCGGTCTCTCCGGATGATCGGAGAGCCGCGCTTCCACCCGACCGTCGTCCAGGACCTCCACCGCGGCATGTTCCAGCAGCGGCGAAAGCTCATCCAATTTGGTGCCCTTTTTCGGCCTTCCCATGATTCTTCTCCCTGCCGGCAAGATGCCGGCGCTGCGGAATACAAGCCGTTATCCGCAGATTTCACAGATTGCGCCGGTGTTTCGGGCCGTGTAGGGGCGCATGGCATGCGCCCTCTGGAGGGCGACCGCCGGCCGCCCCTACAGCAGTCTGCGTGAATCGGCGGTTGCTCCCCTACGCTCTTATCCGCCAGTTATTGCAGCGGCCTGTGATTTTTATCGTCATCCGCTTCTTGCCGTCATCCGCGTCCCATTCCTCGAACTCGGCCTCCTGCGGATAGCCATCCTCCACGTCCACGGTGAATGCAGGGTTGTCCTCCGGGCCAATCGCTATGGCTGTGAAATCCCGGTAATAGAGCTTCGGGTTCCGGGTGCGCACCTGGTCCTGCCAATTCTGCCAGAACAGAATGGCTTCCTTGTTTTCAGCCGGAAGAATGACCTCGGCAGACCATGTATCCAGCTTCTCGCCGCCTGCCTGGTAGACCGCCAGCGTCTGGGCGCCCCCGTTCAATTCGACTTCTTCAAAGCTGCGCTTCCCGAGCTTGAACTTGTTCACCAGCGCGGGCGAATAACCATTGAATTCCAGCCGATATTCTTTGCCGAGCAGCGCCGTGCCTACCTGTCTCGCGTCCGTTATCATATTGCCTCCATCACGGGCGACCGCCGGTCGCCTCTACAATCTGCGTAATCTGCGCAAATCTGCGGTTAATGCCTCTTATGCCGCTTGCCGCAGCCATCCAGGCAATGCATAGAGGTCTCGATAGTCCTGGAAGGGCTGGCCTGTTCTCATTACTCCCATCTCAATCGTGGGATAGAAAATTTGACGCACCGGCTGAATCAATAGCCGGCAGCGATAAATCCCCGCGTCGATCTCAGGGCCGGTGTTCAATACCGCGCCCTTCAGTGTCCCCTCGGCCGTGAAGTACGCGTCCTCATCGCAGACGAGCACGTATCCATAGATCGCGCCGCTGTTCAGGTCCTCCCGCAGGATAGGATTCAAAATCCTGTAGACTTCACGCCACTGATAGGGATGGTTCGGCCGGTTGATGAACTGCAACCCGACCGGATAGAGCATCCACTGATACTCGAGGATCTTGTGGACCACGGGGAATTCACGCAGGGCCGAAAATGCCCGCTGCGATGTCCAGCCGCCCCAGATGTAAGCGCCTTCCCATCCGCGAGTTTCCAAGCTGGTGTGCAGGATGCGGCCGTTGTTGATCTGGTATTCGGCTAACAGGTCCGCTCCCGCGCCATCCTCCGCGGGATTGTCGTCTATGGCCAGCACGTTCGGGACCTTCCCGCGTTCCACCCCGAATGGCGACCAATGCCGGCCATGAGCGCTATCTGTTTTGCAAATGGCCGCGGCCAATGCGGGCAGACACGTGATTTCCACATTCTCGTTGTTTTTCGGATCGAAGATCGTTATACGGCCTCGCATGAACCCGGCTTTCCACATGTTGAACGCGGCATGCTGATAACCCGCTTCCGGGTCGCCCATTCGCCAGGCCACAGTATCGGCGGCAGACAGGCCCGCGGGGGTCGGCCCCCACCAGAATCGGCCCTTGCGAGCATCCACAAAGGTCTCGGCAGCCGCCCGCACGGTCGCGGAGCTTGTCCCGAACTGCATGAGATTTATAAATGGCATGGACCAATGATCGGTCACATATAGGCCCGTCTTGCCCGCGGGATCGCCGATCCAGTCCGCATCGGTGAGCACCAGGGTGCCATCCGAACCGGCTGAACAGACATAGCCGGTTGAGGTCAACGCCGGCCAATTATTCGGCGCGGGGTTCGGGTCATCGTCGGTGTCCACTATCCTGCCGCCCCTGAAATGCGAATTGACATAGCCCTTCCAATAGCGGCTATTTGCCGGGTCCGGACTCAGCTCGGGATAATACGCCTCAGTCGCGCCGGGGACCACGATCCGCACATTCATGGTCTCGCCGGGATTCAGCGGCGAGTCATAGACATACAATTTGGCGCCGTTGCCGTATGCGCCCGGATGCAGCTCCAGCTTCCAGGGATATTTCACCGGCGGCACAGCCCCGGAATGCAGATCATTATCCAGGCCCATCGGCGTGTCCGCGGTCGAGGACGCCTGGACCTGGACCTTGGACCCGGTCCCGGACGTGCTCGATATGATGCTCAAAAAGCCCTGGAGACCATTCGCGGTCGCACCGGACAGGTCCGCCAGTTGAGCCGCCACCTGCGCGGCTGTCAGCACGAAATTACCAGTCTCGCTGTTCGCCGGGGTCAGCGGGAATGTCTGGTCCTCGCCGGCGTCTACGGCCACAACCAGCGAATCCGTGCCCACCGCATGAGTATAAACCCCTTCGCCGAGGCCCAGAGCAGAATAAGCATCATGGGTTACGGCCATGATCTCGATGTCCTTGGCGACATCGGTGGATTCGCAATGGACCTTGTTGTCCGAAACAGTGGCATTGATCCCTTCCGTTCCGGCGTTTATATCGTCGCAGATCTGCGTTGCGGTCCGGGCTGCGCCGGGCGTCAGGGTGACGGTTTGATCCGCGCCCCATGCGCCCTCGACGCCCACCCGCAATTTGACCTTGTCATTGACGTCCACGGTAATCGCGAACGGGCCGAGTTCGGTCCCTGTGAACCGTCCGGGCGTTGCGGGGCTGAATGTGAATGGTCCGGCCGCGCTGTCCACTTGGGCATGAGTCGGCACATTGCCGCCCCGATCCGGGATGAGCGCCGACGCCGCTACAACATCCACGGTCGAGCGATCGCTCACGTCCGAACAATGCGCGATACGATGGAAGACGATATTTGCGCCCGCCTTCAACGCCTCGATGCACTGAATCGGATCCTGGGTCCAATCCACCGAATCGCCATACATCTCGATGAACCGCGCGATGTCCTTCGCGGTAAACGCATTGCCGTCCCAGAGCGGGCCTCGTGAAGCCTGGCCGTAGACGCCGATATATGACTTGGGGATCGGCTCTGCTTCATAGCTCAAATCGAACAGCGGGAATAATACTCTCGGGTCGCCTAAGCTCATGATTATTCACCTCCTGCATATTCCCGGCGTTCAATCCAGCCGAGCTTTTCCCAGGCAAAAATCTGTTTCGTGAGCAGCTTTTTCAAAATCGGCCCGCTGACATGAATGTCCCGGCCTGCGCATCGCGGCCCCAGATTGATATGAGTCCCATCGCGCAGCGGGCACGCAAGCGGCTGTTTGGATTTGTTCACCAGGATGCAATAGTCGGTTCGTAGCGCCGGCGCCTTGCCGGTATCTGCGGCCGGCTTTTCCCCCTCACCCTGGCTCTCTCCCGCCAGGGGAGAGGGGGGGCTTTTCTCTTCCATAGCGCCGGCATCTTGCCGGTACTCTTCTTCTTCTTTGGCCTTATTTCTTGTGGCCATGAGGCCCTCCTTATTTTCCCTCACCCCAACCCTCTCCCAGAGGGCGAGGGGGTTTTGATCGTTATTGCTGCCGGGGTGCGGAAGTCATTTTCAAATTGAAAATGACTTCCGCATGCTTGCTCAGCGCCCCAGGGCCGAATCACCGGCAAATACACAAAAGTCTTTGGGAGGGGGCCGCGGGGGAAGACCTTTCTACAGAAAGGGCTCCCCCGCTTACACTCCTATCTGCAAATCGAACTCTCTTATGCCGAGCGCCTGGAATGCAGCCTGGCGTTCAACCCACACGTTCGAGACTCGATACCGGACCGCAGTCCGGTAGAACGGCTTTTCAAGCTCATCCAGGTCCTCCGGGCTGCCTGTGCTGATCATCAGCGGAGCTCCGAATTTGTTGCCGTCGATCTGCAACCGAAACGGCACCGGAAATGCTTCGAGAAGCATCAGGAACAGCGCGGTGTCCTGATCGTCCGCCACGCTGTAGCAGTCCACCTGGTAGAAGAGCTCCAGGGGGATCGGCCACCATTTCCATTCCCAGGACGCCGGGCCAATGAACTCCCCGCCGCCGAATTCAGTCTCGGGAATGGTCACCGTGACCTGCTCGTCAGACGGCGTGAAATACTCGAGATGGTTCCGGCAGGCATCCAAATCGATTCGAGCTTTCATGTATCGAGACAGACTGATGCACGGCGGAATCATCTCGCCTTTCTCACGATCCGGGCCAAGGCCGTGAATGGGCATCGGCTGAACTACCGGCGGGACGCCGGCGCTACATTTGATTCGGCCGAGCCGGTCCAGAATATATGCATCAACCAGTTTGATCATGATTCCTCTGTGTGGGGCAGGCTTTCTAGCCTGCCTTCACCTGCCAGGCTGGAAAGCCTGGCCCACATTCATTTGAATGTCTTCTCCACCGCTTCCTGATAGATCGACACTACCCGGGGCGCAGTCTCTGTCTCGGTCGGCGCCATGAACGGCCGTGCAGGGATTTTCCGTTTCGACGAACCGAACTCATGCACCGCTGCAATGTTTGTCTCGCCGGCTTTGCGGATCACGGTGACGGCCCCGCGGTCCCATTGTTTTGTCCGATATCGGATGCCCGATATCAGCTTTCCGGTGTCGATCAGGAGCTGATTGCCTCCGGCAGCCAGCCTAAGCGCCAAATCGCCCTTGCTCTCTGTAGCGCCAAACCCGAGGCCCCTTTCGGCCAGCCTCCCGCTTAGTTTGGCCCTGGACATGCGCCTGAGTTTCCCCGCGGTTTTGAGCATCTTTCTGATCCGGTATTTCTCGCTGAGTGGCGGCCACCCCAAATCCTGGCTCTCGATATGTTTCACGGCCGTGGTCTCGATCAAATGCCCGATCTGATCCGTGGCTTCACGGACATTGGCCTTGAACCGTTCGCCAATGCCGGCAAACATCCGTTCTAGCTTCGCCCAGTCGCCGTATTTCTCAGCGCCCATCGGAAATCCTTAACCGCAGATTGTAGGGGCGACCGGCGGTCGCCCTGGGCGCATGCCATGCGCCCCTACATCATTCCGGAAAAATCTGCGGCCATCTGCGAAATCTGTGGTTGATCTTCTCCGTCCAGGTCCTCTCCACATTTCAACGAAAGTGCGTTGCATCTCGTTTCCTACACGTTTCCTAGGTCCACGGCGTAAGAGAGGGCGGGCGACCGGCCGCGGCGCTCTAATCGCCGTAGGTGAATTCCGTGGCCGGGGCCGACTTGTTCAGCTCGACCGCGCGTCTCAGAATGACCTCCACCTGGTTATGGATGCCCGCTATGGGCACGGTGTGGTCCTTGATGACCTCATCAACCACCAGGTCCCACCGTTCATTCCCGATCAGGAAATGATCCGAAGCCTCCACCGCAGTCCCGGCTGCATCCAGGTCCCGTTTCAACAGAGTCAGCCGCCGAATGCGCTGGTCCCGGATGCCTGCATGGTCCACCAGCAGGCCCTGATCGGTCGCGGGGTCGATGTCCTCCATCATCCCGACCAGATCGTGCTCCGCGCCGGTGGCCTTCACCAGCGTCACTGCATCGCCGGCCAGAAGGTCATGGACCTCATCCAGCGCCTCTGAGATTTCCTGTTTTTCGGTCGGGTCCATTTCACTGCCTATTGTGGGCCAGGCTTTCTAGCCTGGCGTTTGCGGAAGGCTGGAAAGCCTGCCCCACATCAATGTCAATCTATCCGCACGATGCGCGGCTTCGGATATCCAGGCGGCAACGGCCGGTCCAGATCTTCCGGCGCGGCCTCTTTTGCGGCCAGCTTCACCTGGTTCTTGAGCTGCTCCTGCAGCGCTTTCAGAAACTCGATCGCAGCCTCATATTCCGCTTCGGATGCTCCGCCCTTCGCTCGTTTGAGCCGTTTGGCCTGGCTGAAGGTCAACAGGAGGCGGGGAATGAGCGCCTGCGTCGCGAGAACCGAGATATAGACCTTCTGCTGTTCGGTGATCGTGGCTGCTCCGTATTGCTGGAGCTCCATCTGAGCTTCCACCTGCCGGGTGATGATCGCATCCGTCAGCGTGGGATCGAGCGCCAGCACCGCGTCGAGCTGGTCTTTCACGAGTTGCACTGCATCAACAGCCATCGAAATCCTCTACCGGCAAGATGCCAGCGCTACGAATACAATCCCGATCCGCAGATTTCACAGATTTGCTGTAGGGGCGCATGGCGTGCGCCCCAGGGCGACCACCGGTCGCCCCTACATAATCGGCGTAATCTGCGGTTATTTCTTCCTCTTTTCATGTTCCCGCTGCCATTCCGCGACAGCGATCTGCACCGCGATATTGTGCTCGCTGGTGCGGCTCTTGACATTGAGGCCCAGCCTCTTGGCCCTGGCGCGGAGCTGCGCCACGGTATTCTCCTGTTTGAGCGTCTCGACCCGGCGCTCGATCACAATGTCTCGGGCCGCGGCCAATGCTTCGGGCGTGGTGGGCAGAGATGCCGCAGCGCCGGCGTCTTGCCGGTCTTCTTGCATCTCTGCCTCATGCGCCACGGCGCCCGGGTCCGCAGACTCCGCTGGCGCTGCCGGACTTACGTCCGGGTCCTTCTCGCTCCCTCTCCCCTCGCGGGAGAGGGACGGGGTGAGGGACGCATCCGCGGGCGGATCGGCGTAGATCAGGCTGCGAGTGTCCAGCCGCTGAGCCGTCAGGCTCCCGGCCGGCACGACTTCCGGAAGCTGCTTTATCTCTCCCGGTCGAATGTGGAACCCCAGTTCCCGGTCATAATGCTGGCCGTGCTCCGACGCCAGCTTTACCCATTTCCGTTCCATTTCAGTACCCCTACCGGCGGGACGCCGGCGCTACGCCCCCACCCTCCCTCTTCCGCAAGGGGAGAGGGTGATGGCATTAAGGCCTATGCTGACCGAGTTCGAACCAGGTCGGTATTCCATAGGAAGCTCCGGCCTCTCCGCGAGCCTGCGTCTCATCGATGCCGAGGCAGCTCTTTTCGCCCGTTTTCTCGAATACCGAGCTCTCCACGAATGTGATGATCTGCGAATACGTCCGGATATCGTCATCGTTCATGACGTGGAACGGGATCGAGACCCGCTCCCGCACGCAATTGCGGGTATCAACCATGATCGTCTGATGGTCCGGGACTGATGCGGACACGAACCGATCCGGCACCGGTTCCGGGGTCTGGCGCAGCGGCGCAAGCGCGACGCCCAGGTCGAGATATGGTTTGAACTCGTTGATAGATCCGACGGTCACGGCCATCGACCGCGGATACAGCAACGTGTTCCAGTTCTGGCCGATCTGGTCCCCGAGCGCCCACGGTTCAACGAAGTCCACATAAGCCAGGCCCGTTTCGGTGGCTGCGACGCCTATGATCGGGCAGGAATCGGCCCCCGTGGAAAGGCTGCCATTGACTATCGCTGCCACGCATGCCAGGTCCTTGGTGACCTGCTGAATGCGTCCCGCTTCAACGAGGTACGGTTCAATTATGGGGACGGGGCTGAACCGAAGAAATTCATTGGACATCTCCAGACCCCAGGCCACTTTTTTCCAGGCGATCGATTCATCCCCATGGAACAATTTGGCCGTGGGAATGGTCG